ATTAACAAACAGCCGCGCAAGCGGCTTTTACTTTTCATTAACTAATGGAGTCACCATGGCAATGTCAGATAAAGTAGCATACGCATGGATCCAAGGTATTATCCGTGTTATCGCCGTAGCTAGCGTTATCTTACTAGTGTATGTTTGGACCGATACACAAGAGACGCTGCGTGATAATCAGCAAAGAGAGCTCGAAGTATTATCCAAACGGGTAGTGGCTCTCGAAGCAGTCAACACTAAACAACAAATTTTTATTGACTCACTAAGGAACTTCTATGCGCCATACGATTTTCAAACTGGACATTTTCGACCTTCCTACCTCGACACTTACGTTCCTGTCGACGGTACAGGCACTACAAAGTGATCAACAATCGGGAGATTCATACTGATGCACACAACCCGGGAGGTAGCACTTGACGCAGCATATCGCCAGGTCAAAGCGACTGGCACTGTTGAAGATGTCAAAAAATATCGTGAAATTATCCGAGCAGCCATTATGGCGGCTTCAGCTTGCGATAATAGTGCAGCTTGGATCATCGCAGTGCATGAGCTGGAAACTGAGTTTATTGACAAGCTATTTAATATACAAGATGCGGTAATAGTCGAGGAGACCACCGATGGAGTGGAACCTCCCGCCGCTTGACCTACCGCTGTACGTAATAATGTTAGAAGGGGCCCTCACCGGAGACAAAGGATTTTTTGAGCCGGTTCATGAAGGCTTCACTCATCTCGACCAAATCCTCAAAAATGAAGATGTCGAGATCCTGTTGTACACCCCAGCAATTGAACACAAAAAACTCATCGAAGACTGGCTTATCGCCAAACACCATCCAATGCTTGGACACATCATCTCCGGATTCGTATCAGTATCGAACACCATCCCACGATATCCGGAATTGATCATCGGTACCAAAGCGGCTAAATTCTATGGATGGTTTCACCTCGCAGAAACAATAGAAGATGGACGTAGAACTAAATAAATACATAGCAGAAAGACTGCCATGGAAAGACCCGATCGGTAACTGGTATGATCTATTGAAGATCATTGCCTTTCATACGATCGAAGAAGGCCGCGGCACAGCAGCAGTGAACAGTACGGATACTGGCGTTCAAATGAGCTGGATGAACGAGAACAACAAGACCGACACTGTGCTTATCCAAAAAGAAGGCGACAAGATCTTCTCCTACATCAACGGTGAGAAAGACGAGGGCTGTACTGAAGACGAAGTCACCCAGATCTTTTACAACACCGTCATTTCATACATCGTCAACAAAGAGAAAGGTAACCTATGACCGGGAAACTGGCATTCACGCTTTTCATTGGCCTCATCGGCGCGATCTTCGTTCGCGTGGCATTCAAAATCTTCGAGTTCCTGCTTCCGTATATCGTGGCGGTACTCGTCATCGGGCTGATCTGTGGAGCCATCGGCTTTTCGTGGGGTGTAACAGTCGGACGAGGACAACGGTTCTCGTGAAGATCTACTTCGACGGCAGTGGCTGGAATGGTAAAACGTCCAGCTACGCCGTTGTTTTTGAAGGTCATGTAAGACCGCACGCCCTAGTACATTACGAAACAGAGAAAACCAACAACGAAATGGAGTACTTGGGCGCCATTGCTGCGGCTGTAATAGCAAATAATGACGATGTGTTGGTAACAGACAGCCAGCTAGTCGAAGGGCATGTTAATAAGGGATGGAAAATCAATTTCCCCCATTTAAAAACACTTTACAATCAATTGGTAGCTATCATGAATGACAAAAAACTAACGATCGTGTGGGTACCTCGTAAAGATAACCTAGCCGGAAAGGTATTCGAATGATAGAATTCGATCTCATTATTCGCCAGGCCCCCAGCCTTGGAAGAAGGTCGCCTGAAGTACACGTCATCTCGGCTTCATTACCAAGCATACCTCAAAAAGGTGATGACATTGTACTTTATCAGCATGGTGGAGAAACCTATACTGTGTTAGCAGTAACACATGAATTCACAATCGACCCGCTGGGATTAGCCGCCGGGCTTACTCACAGAGGTACCACAACCGTAACAATAACTCCGAAAGGAATTGTATGAACAAAGTATTTGAAGCAGTAACGGCATGGGTTGCCGAAGTAGCGGAAGGCTTGTTGGATATCTTTCTCGGAGATGATGAGATTCCCGGTGGAGCTGCGACATGACCTTTCGCAGCCCGATCTCGCTAGATCAGCTGCCCTCGGACTTCAATGTAAAACGTAGCACTGAATATGGCGAAGAGTTACTTCTTGTGACTCCTAACCATATAGGTTGCACATGGACACCCGAGAATCTGATCTTCCGCTCTTCTGTTTGGACAAGTGACGGTTATCTGGTATCGCCAAGTTTCAAGAAATTTTTCAACTGGCATGAGAAGGATAATATTGTAGCACCGCCCGACAGTCTAGTTAACAGCACTGTTGTCGAGAAGATCGACGGCAGTACTTTGGTTGTATCGCCATTCAAAGGCAAGACGATCATCCGCACCCGCGGAACGTTTAATGTAAACATTTTCGAAAACGCAACTGATGTTGACTTCCTTAAGAAAAAATATCCAAGGGCTTTTGCCCCTGATGGCAACGTCACTTATCTTTACGAGTGGTATTCCCCTTCCAACAAGATCGTACTTAATTATGGTGAGACTCCTGAGATTCATCTTATTGGTGCCATTTACCATGACAGCTATCGTCTTTTCTCTCAGTCAAAACTTGACGACTTGGCTGGATACTTGGGAGTATTACGTCCGCCGACGTATTCCTTCGAAGAAACCGACGATCTTCTAAAAACAATAAGTGCATTGAAAGGAAAGGAAGGCGTTTGTGTTTACTACAACAACGACCAATGCATCAAAAAGGTTAAGTCGGTGGCGTACTTATCACTTCACGCGTTCAAATCAGAACTTTCGATTAACAATCTCCTCGACGTTTACATTGATGCAGGCATGCCTGATTACAGCGAATTTTATGAATATATTGCGACAAAATTCGACTTTGAATGCGCAGAGGCTGCTCGAGGGCAGATCTCTATTCTTGCAGATGCTAAGAAAACGGTCAGTAAGATTGTCGACCACATGGGAACATTTGTCGCCGGACTCAAAGTCAACAATCGAAGAGAGGCTGCCGAACGCATTCTGGGGGCATATGGAAACACCAATCGCGCCGGATTCGTGTTCAGCATCTTTGACGGCAAGCAATTGAAGCCCGATGACTACAAAAAGCTATATCATCAGGTAATTCCAAAATGAAATTAGCTTCTGGTGCGTTTATCACAGATGGTCAGCGCTTTCTAGTATGCCATGCAACCGGCAGGGATAATTGGGATCTCCCTAAGGGTGAAGTTGATCCCGGCGAAGATCTGTTCGTTGCCTGTTGCCGAGAAGTTCTCGAAGAAACTGGGTATACGATACCTGAAGACGCAGCCATATCCGACTGTGGCCGACATCCTTATCTTGATAACAAGGATTGTCACCTATTCGAAGTGGTAGTCCCGCAATTGCCGCGTGTTACAAAACTCCATTGTGATTCAATGGTAAACATTCCGGGACGAGAGCCATTTCCGGAAGTAGACGACTATAAATACATTCGCCGCAGCGAAGCACGCAAGTACCTGACCCTCAGGATGCAAAAATGCTTAGATTCGGCAGGACTTTTACAATCAAAGGAGAAACCATGAACGGAGCAACATTTCCGCATAGTGCGGATTATTACAAAGTTCTTTACGGCATCGAGCTTTTCGATAACGGTAAATGGGCTTTGCTGCCAATGGCAACAGAGCACTTCGGCCCAGTATCTGTCCGTGCCTTACCCGAAAGGAAAGATCGTGATGAGATACTTAAAGAGTTCCAAAAGCAATACCCGAAAACAATTTACCGCAAAGCCACGATCCACGTCGCGTGCAATGTTATCCCGGAAAGAGATACTGCGGAGATTGGAACGGCCGAAACCGAGCGTCGAGCTGCAGATTAGGGTAATCCGTGCATCACTTGATGTCATTGAGGAATTCCCTCGAAGCGCAGAGATTCGTGAAGCGCATATTGCAGTCATTGAACGTGCCCTTAGCTTACTTCGCAAATGCTAGAAACCCAACATTTAAATAAAATGCGTGACCGGTTTCGATCTAAACAAGGTATACGTATAATGTTCGATGTATTTCCAACACCTACCGAGAGGAAAATAAAATTACACTCATCCCCTTATATAAATGTCTCATTGGCTCCAAGGCCTACGGGCTGGAAACGCCTACGTCAGATACTGACTACAGAGGCGTGGCTATACCAGATAACTTGGCGTATTATTTTGGGTTGGAGGGCTTTGAAACAAAAGTTCATTCGGACGAAGAAGACACCGTAACGTGGAGTGCGAAGCATTTCATAGGGCTTGCTGTAAAAGGCAATACCCAGATGTTGGAAATGCTTTTCAGTCCCCAAAGCTGTCAAGTCTATTGTCATCCGGCGTTCGAGCAGCATGTACTAGGCAACAGAGATCACTTCATGTCGAAGATCATTTTCAATTCGATCTGGGGTTATGCCTATAGCGAACACCAAAAGGCACTAGGACTTTCTTCACGAGACCTCGGTGAGCGGCGCAAGGAAGACTTGTCCGCTTATGGGTACTCTCTCCGAAACGCAACCCATTGTATTCGTTTGATGTATTCCGGGGCAGAGGCCATGATCTCCGGGATATTCCCTGTTCGGTTGCCCGATCCTGTGCAGAGAATTTGCATGGGTATAAAAACCGGACAGGTTGCAAAGAACGAATACCTGGAGTTCTACCAAGAATACAAAGATCGCTTAGAACACGCCGGCAATACAACAACATTACCGGATTTCTATAACCGTGACAAGTTAAACGAAATTCTTGTCGATCTGCACAAAGATGTTCTTGGCATCAAATGAAATTGCTGTTAAACAGGGGATATCCCACCGGAAACGCCGGAAGCTATGGGATACCGGAAGGCACATACAAGAACGTTCGGCTGCTTGTCCTCTGTGCTGAAGGCCGACATGCTTGGCAGGCGTAACATAGGCGCGCTTAACCCACGCGCCTTTTTTTTAAACTAATAAAAAAGGAGCATTACGATGATGTTTGCATTATATATGATCACTGAGTCAGACCATGGATGGCCAGTACATAATATACACTGCGTATCCCATGATGCAGGCAAGTTAACAGAACGCGGAGAAGCAAATATGAAACTCCAAGCACTAAACGTTGTAGCTTCAGAGACGCTCGCCGGGCTATATCAAACGTTATTGGAAGCATACCCTTTTCTCGAAATGGAACCACTGTGGTTCAACAAATAACCAATCATAACATGCCAGGACATTTGATCATATGTCGAGGTCTCCCTGCATCGGGAAAATCAACGTGGGCAAAGGCCGAAGTTGCAAAACTTGCGCCGAAACCAGCGATCGTCGTTAACCGCGATACACTGCGCCTGCAGAATCCCGGACGCGGCGAAGGGTTCATCCGCACATTACGTGATGACCTTATCGAGGAGCACCTCATGCTCGGGTACATCGTCATCAGCGATGATACCAATCTTATTCACTCCACCTTCAACGGCCTTGTCGAGCTGGCCAAACGATGCGTGGCTTCATTCCAAGTGAAGGACTTCACCGACGTATCGGTTGAAGAATGCATCAAACGTGATGCAGCTCGCCCGGCAAGCGTTGGCGCAGCGGTTATCCGCCGATTCGCCAAGTTGGTAGGCGCCGCAAAACGCCAACCAGTCAATACCCAAGTCGCTGGGCTGCCGACAGCAATTCTCTGCGACCTTGACGGTACATTGGCGTTATTCAATGGCCGTGGACCTTTCGAAACAGGCAAGTGCGAAACGGATATTCTGTCAATACCGGTGAATGCCACCATGCAAGGCGTGCGCAATGCCTACTTGCAAAATAATGACGAATTGCATATCATTCTCATGTCCGGCCGTGAAGACAAGTTCAGGCCGCACACGGAACGATGGCTCGTTAAGAACAACGTGTATTACGATCAGCTGTACATGCGTACAACCGCCGACAAGCGGAAAGACGCGATTGTGAAACGCGAACTGTTCGATGCACACATCAAGGACAAGTACAATGTGCTGTTCGTACTTGACGATCGTGACCAAGTCGTGCGTATGTGGCGACATGATCTGAACCTGGTTGTTTTTCAAGTAAGCGAGGGAAATTTTTAGAAATTACTGTTGACTCTGGAAAGTTTTTATCGTATATTTATGCATGAAAACAAAAATATGCGGTAATTGCAAAAAGAGAAAGAGCTTAAAGTCTTTTTACAAATCCGGCAAAGATGGCAAATACTATCAGCGTCGTTGTAAGCAATGTAATATCGATAATAACAAGACTTGGGCTGGAAGAAATAAATCAAAAGTAAAACAATACCGAGATGTGTGGCGCGCTATAAATAAAAACACCATCAAGGTTAAATCACAAGAAATTTTAGATAACATGCGAAGCCATTCTAAAAGAAAAGGTTTACATGTTCCAAAATTTATTCGCGAAGAGATTCAACTCGCTATTGAAAACAAATGCTGCGCTGTCACTGGTATTCCCTTTGAATTCGACCAAAGTCGTTTTACAAAGAGTCCTTGGACACCCACTCCTGATCGGATAGATAGCTCAAAAGGCTATACCAAGGATAACGTGCAATGGGTATGTTATATGTACAATATCATGAAGTCAGAATTTACTTCGGACATCATAGTAAAGTTCATAACTACTACCTACGAAAACTTACACAAGATTAAATGAAATATGACCCTGAAATAGACGAATTTATTTGCGAGCATTGTCATATTGAGCGTCCGCTAACGTATGATAAGCTTAAGAAGGCCGCGTCTATTAGGGGTCTTATCTTGGAACCGCGTATGGAAGTACGTGGCATCCGGTTTGTTGTATCACACCCCGATCCATCACAATTCTACAAAACCCGCACAGCGGCGTACCGAGAAGGATTAATCCGTTGGATCCTGAACTCACGTCATGGCTTGGAAAGCACTGGCACATTAGTCCCGAAGATGTAACACTAGGCAATATGTTAAGTTTT